ATGTTATGGTGATATTGCTGTATCGTCCGCTGTCTATATGGAGGTCTCCGTTCTTTCCGGGAACCTGGAAGCTCTCCACCTCCCTCGCCGGGGATATGAAGGTTCCGGATCCCGATATACGTGTCTCAAAGTCCTCCGAGGACTTACCCGCAAACATAAAATATTGATATACTAAGCCCATGCCGCCTCCGCCTGATGCAGTCGCATTGTTATGATCTCGTCCACGCGGTTCGCTATTTCTTCCGCGTCCTGTCCGTCTGCATTGATGATGATATTAGTGTCTCCGATGGTCACGGTATTCCTGCCTGCCGCTTCCGATCTTATCGCGGAGCGGATCATTCCCACGAGTGACCTCTCGCCTACTATCCACTCCGGACCGGCTTCGCCTCCTGCGAGAAGGTTTCCGTTCGCCGCGCCGAATATGGTCGCGCCGTCGAGCCTTATTCCGGAGTTCATAGCTTTGGCATACCAGTCAATCCCGAATGATGGTAGGCCGTAAGAGTTTTTACCTGTTACCTTGAAGTGAGGGAGCTTGATGTGCGGGATCTTGATGTCCAGCTTCGCGAATATTCCTTCTATTGCGTCCCTCATATACTGGAATTTTGATATTATCGCATTCACGACCGACGTCACCATTTCAGCTCCGCCACGAATCGCCCTCGGGAAGTCTCCTGAGAATATCCCGCTCCATACTTCGATAAATCCGTGCAGATAGCTCGTGATATTGTCGATACCCCGCGATATTGAGCCCATGGCCGCGAGGAATACCGGTGATATCCCGGAGCTGAATTTATCCCACATCGGTTTTATTGTGTTTATGGTGTTGGAGATTGAGTTCTTTATCTGTCCCCAGGATTTATCTACTTCGGCCGCGAATTCCTCGTCGTTCTTGTATGCTGTGATGAAAGCTGCGCCCAGTACCGCGAGCGCTGCGACCGCCACTCCTATCGGAGCCGCAAGCCCTGCTATCCCTGCACCGGCTGCCGCTGCTGATGTCCCTGCTCCGCTCATGGCAGTCGCTGCCGTTCCTGCTGCTGGTGTCAGTTTCCCGATCCACTGGAGAAGGCTTCCGCCGCTCTTGACGATGCTCCCGATCCCGGTCGTGACCTTGCCGCCCATTATCAGGGCCGGTGCCGCAGCCGCCACGAGTGCCGCCGTCTTCACGATGGTCTCCTGTGTTCCCTTGTCGAGGCTTGAGAACCACTGCGCGAGGTTCTTCACTTCGTCGGCCGCTTTTTTGATATATGGTGCGAGGACTTCTCCGGCCTCGATAGCTGCGCCCTCCATTGCCGACTTCGCTTCTACCCATGCGCCCGCAGCGTTATCCTGCATGATGCGTGCCATCTCTTCAGCGGTTCCGTTGTACTGCTCGATGATCTCCTGTCCGGAAGCCAGCGCCTCCGAGAGGGGTACAACGGATCCGTCTGCGAGCTTTGCCATCGGTTCGCTCGCGCCGTCTACTGCCGCAGCGAGCTTGTTGTAGTCTTCGGTTGATGAATTAACTATTGCAAGGAGCGCGGGCATAGCGCGGGCTCCGGCGAGCATAGCTGCCGCCCTTGCTTTTTCTGCCGCCTCTGCTCCATAGGTTTCTTTGACCAGTTCTTCCATCTCGGTATAGTATTTTTTCTCCGAGATAGTTCCGTCTTCCAGGGAAGCACTCAGCTGATCCCACTGCTTCTGGAATTCCTCACTCGACATATTGATATCGCTGAAGGAGCTCCGGAGTTGATCCATGATCTGTCGGAAGGAATACATATTCCCTTCGTCGTCTGCGAGGGATACTCCGAGCCTGTCCATAGCTGCCGCGCTCTCTTTTGTCGGTTTGGCCATCCTCTGGATCATATTCCGGAGTGACGTTCCGGCCATGTCTGCCTTTATGCCGTTATTGGCCATAAGTCCCAGAGCGAGCGCCACGTCTTGTATGGAGTAGCCCATGGATCCCGCGACAGGCGCAGCATATTTGAATGATTCGCCCATCATGGCGACGTTTGTGTTCGCATTTGATGAAGCGGCTGCCAGTACGTCAGCGAATCCCCCGGCATCTTTGGCCTGAAGGCCGAAGGCCGTGAGTGCGTCAGTCACTATGTCCGAAGTCAGCGCCAGGTCTTCGCCTGATGCCGCAGCCAGGTTCATGATCGGCGCGATGCCGTCAAGCATCTGCTCCGACTTCCATCCGGCCATAGCCATGTATGAAAAAGCGTCGGCGGACTCGGAAGCGCTGAACTTTGTCTTTGCTCCCATTTCCTTCGCTTTTTCCGTCAAGGCTGCGAGATCGTCTCCGGTCGCTCCGGATATTGCCGCAACTTTTGACATTCCTGACTCGAAGTCCATGAACGACTTCCCGGCCGCAGTGAGTCCCGCTGCCGCCGCTGCTGATACGGGCGCGATGCTCTGTCCGAGGCTGGTCATGCCGTGCCCGACGTCCTGGATCTTCTCCCCGGCCGCTTCCATCTTCTGTCCGACCAGTTCCATACTGGAGGGCAGCTCTTTGAGTTTCTGCTGGAGATTGTTCAGTTCCGTGACAGCCTTGTTCGTCTGCTCCTGCCACTTCATGGTCGCAGACTGGGCTTTCTCTTGCTGAGCTGTCAGTTTCGCGACTTCCTCACTGTCTTCCCCGTATATGCTTTTCGCGGTGATCAGCTCGAGGTCGAGTTTATTCTGATACTGCTCGGCTTCCTGGAGGACTTTATTACACTCGTCCACCTTCCGCTTCTGGGCGTCGATCTGCTGCGCGAGGACCTTTCTCTGTTCCGCGTTCTTCTTGAGTGAAGTGGAGTTCTTGTCTCCGGCAGATGTCACCTTGTCATATTCGGATTTAAGTGTACGGGTCTCCTGGATGATATTCTGTATTGACTTTCTATATTCGGCTTCCCCGTCTATCCCGATGCGCGGGCCTATATTTACCGCCATACTCACCTCATGTTCATGACTTCGTCATATGACATTTTCCGCTTCTTCTTTTTTGGCTTTGCTATGCCATCATATATTGCAAGGCAGGAGATCATATCCTGCATCTCCCCCAGCGGGGTGCATAAGATCTCCTGCCTGCTCATGTTCAGCTTCCTTCCGTAGAAAAGGAACCACGCCAGATTTAATTCGACTTGGTCGTTTTTTTTTGCTTTTTCACGGGCTCGGTCTCTACGGTGACCTTTTCCCCGGTATACGCCTCGACTGCTTCCTTGAAGAGCTTGGCGAATTCTTCCTCTGTCAGCGTCATTGCTTCCTCTGCCGTGAGCGGGTTCGGCTCATAATCCGGATCCTTAAACTTCCGGTTCTCCTCATAGCCTCTGCTCAAAGCTTCGTAAAATCTCGCCGTCGTCTTCTGTGAATCCTGATAGCTTCCTTCAAAGAGGCGGCCTGCGTTCGTGATATCCCCATCGGGGCACAGCTCCGCTATCTTACAGGTAGCGGATACTGTGCGGAGGAATTTTACATCTCTCCCATTAACCCTCATATCAGTCTCCTGAGTCGAGTGTCAGGCCGCTGAGGTCGTACTCGGTGGTAGTGGTATGAGTTCCGTCTGAGGAGATGACGGTGAACTTCTGTGTGTCCTTGTTGGTGATCTTGAAGACTCCGGCCTTGTCGGGATCGTCGATAATCTCAATGAGCCCCGAGCTCTCCGAAGGATTAAGCCCGACTCTGATGGAAGTGGCTCTCGGGTCAATGTTGAGGAACTTGACCGCGAGGAAGTTGCCCTCTCCCCAGGTTGTCACGAGACTGCCCTCTTCGATATACTTCAGCTCACCGGTGACCTTTCCGCCTGCGATAGTGATACCGGTCTGGAGATCGCTCACGAGTGTTCCGAATACGTTCACGCCGTCATCCATCGGCAGCATGAGAGGGTTCGCTACATATACGCCCATCTTTGTCTGAAGAGCGCGCTCTGCCTCTGCTTCGGTCGCGTATTCAGTCTCGGAGATGAACTTCCAGTTGTGGTTCGGATCATCGGCTCTCATGATGTTGGCCGTGAGCTCCTGGGTCTGCCAGTCGATCTGATCTTCCTGGGTAGCTGCTGCCTGATTGAAGAGGCCGAACTTCGTCTTGCAGATAACGGTCGGGACATAGGTCACTATGCCGTCCGACTGGTACCTCGCGATGTATCCGACTGCGATGTACGGGGTCTCCTTGTTGTCTCCGTATCCTACCCATCCGTCCGCGTCGGCTGCGGGTATGCCCTGAATGAAGCGCTCCGCGTCCGTGTACAGTCCATCGACTGTCAGGGTGAGGCTTCCGCCTGTGAATATGCCGGAAGAGCTCTCTGCATTCTGGTTGTCGGCATAGAACTTGTTGTCGTCCGAGCTGTTAGGCTCCACAGAGACGTTCACTCCTCTCGCGAGGACGCGGCCCTCCGTGAATGTAACCACTCCGCCGCTCGCATTGTACTTTGCCACGTAAGGCTTCGAGAATCCGGTGCAGACGCGGCCGGCTGCAAAAAACTGTAAATCAAACGGTATTTTCATCTTTGAACCTCCTTAGTTCATTGCTTTAGTTATTTCAGCGTCAATGGTTTTCTGCATTGCCGCTTCTGCTTTTGCTTTGTTGGCCCTTACTGCCGGACCGACAAAAGGCTGCTTTGGGGTGAAGCTGTTGCCTCCCTCGAATATGCGCGCCACCATGTCATTCGGCTGGCCGTTTGGATACTTCTTGGTCTTGAAGGCGTTGTACCCGTGGAATCCGAGCTTGACGTGCCTGTATCCGTTTTGTGTCTCGGCTTTGGATATACCGAAGCCCTGTTTGAGCCCTTCCTTCTGGATTGACTTCAGGTGGCCCACGCCGTCAGACTTTGGAGAGTCATTGGTAGACAGTCCGCTGATGTTCTTCTTGATCGCGTCCGCCACGACCGCAGCTCCGTCGTATACGGCGAAGCCGATCGCTCTCGGTGCGGTCACTTCCAGGTTTCCGAGCTTGCTCAGGTATTCCTCTATTCCTTTTCCGGCTGAAAATCTCATATCGTCCACTCCCACTCGTAATGGATGAGGTTCGTAGTGTCCTCATAATCGACCATCTGAAGCGACCACCCGCCCATCACGCTGTTCAGGGCTTCCTGCACCTCGTCTATCAGGGGGTCGTATTCTGTAAGGGTGTAGAGGTCTACGGTGCCGTGGAGCTGCTGCTCCGCAGTCCGCCCATCGGCCCAGAGCCCTTCCGCGGATCCGTCCTCCTGCCACACGATATATGTCGAGTCGCCTTTTCCGGGTCTTTTGTAGTGGTACACGCGGGTGGATACCAGGTTCATAACATCGCGTATTTTTTCGAGTTTACTCACTATCGACGTCATAAAGATCCTCCAGTCTGTAAAGCGTCAGGTCTGTCACCTTGAGGCCGTCGTGATTGAGTGTATGCTGGACGTTATCGATCCGGTACTGATCCCCGTCTTCGTTTTCCTGCCCTTCGTAGTCAGTGACTACAACATACATTCCGATCTTCGCCGGTGCGCGCCATATTCTGGCGAGCATATCGATGCGGCCATTGACGCCCATCGCTTCGTACTGGCGCGTGAAGCTGATCCGCCTCTCCTCGAACTGCCAGGTTATAGGCTCCCCGTCTTTTTCCAGGGGTACCAGTTTCGGCTTCGGCATATTTCCGGCCGCAGCCGTATCCTCTAGGTTGCAGAGGATTATGATCCCGTCGTCCATCATGACATACTCTCCCCGAATACGCGGTTATTGAGCCACAGCCTGAGCATATACGGCATTCCCTGCGGGTTTAGCTCTGCGTTCCTGTAATCGGCCGCAGCCGCATTCCTCCGCCTGTAAAGATACGCCGCGTACATGACTATGCCCTGCTGATCGTCTGCCGTGTAGGGGTCGGAAAGCGTGACGCCTTCCGCCTTGATCCTTACGACCGCCGCGTCGATGAGCGCTGTCAGGAAGTTGTCGTTCACATTATTTGGTTTTTCGAGGTCTGCTTTTAGCATTGCCAGCAGTGTTTCCATTGGTTTTCCCTTTCTTGGGTGCGGGCTTTTGTTCGGGGATCTCCGGCGCCTTCTCGGGTTCCTTTTCCGGTTCCTTCTCGGGGATTTCCTCGATGAGCTTCGTCCCCCTGATGTTCATGGTGGTCGAGAGCTCCTTTATTCTTGCGTCACTGGGCTTCAGCCCCTCGCGGGGGTAGACATCCCCTTTGTTATAGGGATGTCTGCCGTCCTTGAGGTCTTCCCAGTATATCAGTGTCCTATACATTCTCAGGCTCCGGCATTAGCCGAATCCGAAGCGAAGGTCATGGTCGCGCTGGGTGTTGCACCGTTCAGGCCGATAGCCATGAAGCCTTCAGCAATGACAGGAAGCCCGTCATACCTCGCCGTGCCCTTGAAGGCTGTCTGGTCAGCGATGAAGAAGGCGTGCTCCGACTGTGCGAACTTAGCGCCGGCCCTCTCTGCGAGAAGGTAGAGCTCGAAGTATCCGCCGATGATCACTCCGTCAGGAATGAAGTCAAGAAGCTCGTACTCTCCGCCGATCACGGGCATCGTTCCGTTCACTCCGGATACGATAGCGCCGGCAGCGTTCACGGACATTCCTTCAGCCACGAGATCGTTGTAGGTCTTCTCGTTCATTACCCAGGTCTTACCCTTGCGGGCATACTTGCCCTTCATAGCTCCGGACTCTTTCACGATGTTCTTGTAAAGGTCTACGCCGCCCACAGGAAGAACGGAGGATCCGATGGTCCTGATGTTCTTCGTGTGAAGGTCTTCCCAGTCCCTTGCAGTCGCGGGATATCCGGCAGGCTTTGAAGTCTGGACGAGCCTTGTCATGATACCCTCGGGCATCTTCTGAGTATTCTCGCCGTTCCTGCCGTACAGGATAGCCTTGTCAAGTGCGAGGCCGATCGCCTGGCCGATTGCATCGAGGAGAGTAGAAGCGAGCTGAACGTCTGAATCCTCAAGAGCTGCGTTGCACACCTTGAAGTATCCTCCGACCTTGAAGCAGTCAACTTCCACGTCGTTGAATACAAGTGAGAGCTCGTTAAGGTTAGCACAGCACTCCGTCCACACGCCCTCGGGCACTGATCCCATAATCACCTGTCTCGCTTCTCCGCCTACAGGCCTCACCGTGACGTGCTTGTAGAGCTTTGAATACTTGTCCACGTTCTCCCTGAGGAGTCCGAGGAATACTTCGGGAATTGTGAGGCCGACGTTCGTCAGGGCCCTCTTCTCCTTGATGTGTGCTCTGATCTCTCCGAGCCACGCCTTCACGTCCTCGCGCTGCATGATAGCGTCATAAGCGTGTCCTCTCTCGACCTTGTTGCCTGCTACAGTTCTCTCAACAACCATTTTTTTACCCTCTCTTTCATTGATTCCAGGGGTTTCCGGCTGCTCCGCAGCGCGTCCCTGTGCTTCGTCTTTTGCTTCGATTTCGCGGAGTTCTCCCTCGAGATCTCCGACTTCCTTCTCGAGGTCGGTCTTTGCGGTTTCATGGGCCGCCTTCTCTTCCTCGAACTTGCTCACCTCTTCCTCTACTGCCGCGTTGTCCTCGTCGGACTCTGCCTCGTCAATAGCTTCGGTCAGCTCTGCCTCGCGCTTTTCAAACTCCGCGTCTTTTTTGCGAAGCTCTTCGAGCAGCTTCTTCTTGTCGTCAATTTTCTTCTTCAGTAGGATCTGTCTCAGTGCCATTTTTTAACCTCTCTTTCATCTTTTCCCTCCAGGCTTCCTGCTTGCGCTCAAGAAGAGCCTTGCGCTCTTCGGATCTGGCGGAAATATTAGTGGATTCATACGCCGGGAAAGTGCAGCATGATACCTCGTAGAGCTTGACCTTTTTGATCGTCCAGTGCACGTCACCGCTTTCAAGAATCTCGGTATCCTCTTCAGTGATGTCGAACCCGAAGGAACACTGGCTCACATCGCCGCGCTTTACCCTCTGGTACAGGTTGGTCGCATCGGTATCGTTCGGATTGATAGTGATGCTTCCCCACAGTCCATGGGAATCCTCGCGCAGCTCAAGCGTGTGCGCCGATGTTCGTCCGAGCACGAGAGTCGTGTCATGGTTGACCAGAGCGCGGATATCGTCCGACAGTGCTTCCGTGAACGCTCCTGGAGCGACTTCCTCGCTCATGCCCGGCCCTATATCGTATATACTGTTAAAAACGGCGAAGTAGCCCTCGATTTTGAGCTCTTCCCCCGCTTCCCGCGTCTTGAATTCTGATGCGATGCTCCGCACCTGTCTCATGTCCCTGTCCATCGT